AGTACCATGTGTCCACATCCGGGGCGCTATTCGAGAGGATCGTCGCGTTAGTCCGGTTGAACCTGCACCGGAACACGTCGCTTCCCGAGGAAAAGCCGTGCATAAAATTGTGGCCGTTCGCAGCGCTCGACGAAGCGCTGCTTATGAACCGATAATCCGACGTTGCTGACGTCCACGCCGTCCGTGCATAGATCCACGTCATCAGGGTGCAGTATCGGGTGTGCGGCATCCCCCAAGTGCCGAGGTCTAGACAGGTATCGTTACTATTGGAGTCAAAAACCAAGCCCTTGTCCGACATGACAATGTCGGCGTTGGCCAGCGGCGCCAGAATTTTTGAAGTCCCGCTGTTGCCTTGCCGGCCAAGAATCGGGATGTAGCGGTCAGGAGAGCTGGCGATCTGCCCGAAGGGGCCGCCGTGCATCGAGGCATCGACCCACAGCTCTAACTTATCCCAAAGACTGGGATAGAGCGCGTCGTGCGGGCCAGTGGCCCAGCGGAATTGACCGCCTGGACCCGCAAAGACAGACATTTACTGAATCTCGTCGATGATCGGGACGATGGCTACGTAGTGCTCGTCAGTGTCAGAGTGGAGGGACTGCGCCGATTTATTCACGACCACCGGCATTCCGTACCGCTCCGGAGGCCGAAACCAGCCGATCATCTGGCGTTGGAAACTCCCGTTGCCGTCAGCAGTAGCGTACAGGGAGCCGAGGTACAGAAGCCCTGCTTTGTGCTCGTCAAGTTCGGCCTCGGCTGCGCTGAAATAGGCGGCATCGGCACCTGTGCACCCGCCGGTGTTGCCTGTGCCCGCTGTCGCTGACGGAGACGCAGACCAAAACACTTCCACTTGCGCGCCAACAGCCGGACCAGTCCCAAATTCGACGCCTAGATACACGGCGTACTGAGCGGCTCTGGTGGCGCCCAGATCGTCTTTGACCCCTTGTCTGGCGTTATTGTCCGCAAGACTGGCGAGTGTGAGGTCATTCCCGGACGTCTTTGTAAATCCGGTGCCCGAGCTGAGTGTCCCTCCGGCCCACACGAGCGCCGTACCGGTCTTTTGTAAGACTTCATTGGCCACGGATCACCTCACGGAGTCGGTGCTTCCATCAAATCGATAGCCGCATCTACATCAGCCTGAATCGTCGTGTCGTTCGCGCCTTCGATCTGTGCCTTCGTGTTGCTGCTCCTGTTGCCGATGACTTGATGGAACAGGCGTGCACGTAGCGCGCTTGGCTCGTCCAGAATCGACTCGGCAAGCGCGAGCCGAGCCGCCGAGGGCGCGGGCGTCTCCGTAAGAATTGACTCGGCGTAGACCACCGATGCGGCGACGATCTTGTTCCCCAACTCCGAATTGGTGGCCACGATGTCAAAAAGTTCTGCGAGAGTTGCCATTGCTATCAGCTCGCGCTGTTGCGTACCCGAAGCAGACCGTCGGTGGTCCCGGCAGCGAGGACGATGTTGTAGTTGTTTCCGTCGGGCGTGTCGGGCGTGGTGAGCACCGTCTGACAGATGAGCTGGTCAGCGTCCGTAAAGGAGTGCGTCACCATCTGCGAGGGCGCGGCGCCAGCCAGACTAGGATAGACCGGATCAACTGCATCCCACACAGCGCCGTTGTTGGTGTCGTCGAGGTTGACGACGGGCGTGTCGATCACCTGTTCCGCATAAGAGCCATCGGTAAGTTCGTTGGTCAGGTCGACATAGGTGTCGTGCTCTGGGGTCGCCACATAGGTCGCTGTGTGCAGCGTGTGGTTGATGGTGTCGGTCAGGAGGTCGACATCGTTCAGCATGATCGCCTGGATGCCCGAGTTGTAGACGATCCCCGCGCCCGCGACGTTGCGGATGTACCCGATTCCAGTCGCCTGGAGCTGGCACACGTAGTTGTTGCCGTCCGGGGCCGTGCCCGGCAGCGTGTTCGCGCAGAGCAGGATGTTCGTCGCGTCGCTACCGACGTTAACGAACCAGACGAGAAAGGCAGGCGTTCCGGCCACCGCGCCCAGCGATGGGAACGTCGGATCGTCGGCGTCCCAAGTCGCCCCGTCGTTGGTGTCGTCCAGGGTGACGACGCGCCCACTTGGTGCGGTGAGCCGCGCGTAGTTCCCGCCCGATAGCTCGTTCGATCCGGGAGTCAGGTCCGCGACGAAGTCGTGCTCGTCGTTGAACGTGTACCCCGAGGTCAGGAGCAGGCAGTCGATGTTGGCCGCCACCAAGCCGGTGACCGTGCCGTTGAGAATTTTCTGGAGTCCGGAATTGTACCATCAGGCTGCGATTTTCTCAGACCTTAGAGCTGTTTACAGCCCGGCTTCGTCTACGACCGTTGGCGATATCGCTGACGTGTTGGTGCGAGATCCCAAGCTCCCGTCCAAGCGCCCTACAGCCTTCTCCGGCTAGTCGACGGCGCCGGATCTCATCCACTACGCGGTCTGAGATCTGGGTCTTGGAGACATGACGGCCCTTTTCCATCATGTCGCGAGTGTTGTCTTGGGCTGTGCCAAGGAAGAGGTGCTTTGGGTTGACGCAAGAAGGCTCATCGCAGCTATGGCATACGAACATCCCGGCAGGTATCGGGCCAAACTCAAGCTCCCAAGCAAGCCTGTGTGCGGCCTTCTGTCGACCCTCTACGGTAAGACGCCCGTACCCTTTCGGCAGCCGCGCTCCCGTCCAGATCCAACAACCACCCTGGCCGGACCTTTCGGTCCTGCGGTTGAGGCGCTCCCAGCTCAATCAGGTCCCCTTCGTCGTTGGGAGAACGGAGATCTTCTGCTTCACTTCCCACTCCCGCAGCTGGTCGAAGCGAAGACGCATACGGTCCCAGACCGCCTTGGGAATCACCGCAGAGGCACCCAAGGCGCCCTTGTTTGCCGGCTCGAGCTCGATGTACTCGCCGCCAGCGGCAGCGATGTCCACGTCGGCGTACTGATCGGCGCCCTTCTCGGCGACCGGATACCGCATCGTGAAGTTCGTCGGGTTCCTGATGATTACCTCGGGCACGGTCTCTTCTCCTAGAGCTCGACGCCTGCTCGAGCGCAGGCCTCCATCGTTTCGGCGTCTGGCGACCAAGGCTCGCAGAAGGCCTCGAACGCGCTCATGTGCGCCCCGAGCGTCCGACACTCAGAGGCGGTAATCGTCTCCCAGGCCGGATCGTCGGCGGGCACTGCGGTCGTTACCATCGGCGCGTAGTCCTCGAAGCCGGCCGCAACATCCGCGCAGGTCTCTCCAAAGACGGGCTCGAGCTCGTAGATGGCGCGCTGGTCGTTCAAGTTACCCTGGACGTCAGACAGGGTGCTACACGCGCTCAGAGCCGCCAGGGCGAGTCCGATGGTCAATAGTCGCGTCACTGGGTCGCCTCCTCGCCAGGGGCTTTATCCTCGTCTGAGGGGACGGTAGCCGCGATCCGAGCTCGGTTTCTCCACTCGCTCATCCCGCGGACACCGAAGACTGTCGAGAGTCCGCCGAGAGTGGCCAGTATTGGTAGTGGATCCCACTCGAAGTAGCTGCTGAATCCCCAGATCAAGGTGCAAAGGACGGCCAAGAGCATGGTCAGCGTATAGGTTCGGTTGCCCATCGGGGGCTGAATAAGGCTCATTGGTCGCTCCTAGGGAAAGATTATAGCCAGATCCTCGTCGATCTCACTCTCCGTGATTTGCCTGTCCAAGACGGCCATGAAGTGAATCCGCGCATCGGCGCTGTGCTGCGAGGTCTGGAACCCGAACAAGCTGAGCTGCTCACCCGCCGAGCTCACGCCGGCCACCATCGACTTGGATCCTGTCTGCTTTGCTCCGGCCGAGCCCACCCTCCACCAGGCGGTGATCGTGGTCGTCGACACGTTGTAGCTGAGCGTCACGTAGATGGGCGTCGACGTATTGTTGTCGTCGAAGTCCGTCATCGCGATACCCGTGGTGCCTGGCGTCATGCTCGCGCGTGCCACGTCGCACGGGTACTGGTTTGTCGAGTTGAATAGGACCGAGATCATGTTTCCGGCAGCGGTGCCGAACTGCTGGTCGTCTCCGATAAAGTACCGGTCATTCCCGGGAATGGCCCCGGTCTCGAAATGCTCGAACACCCAGGTGTAGCAGCGGTCGGCGTCGAACCCCATGTCGGTGATACCGGCGAGGTTGAACTGAGCTCTGGCGTTGAGCGCGTCGTTGGAGTCGATCGCGCCGAGACATCCGGGAATATCCGAGGCTACTCGGGCGATGGCACCGCCCTCGGGCGTCAGGTCAGGTATCGGATTGGAGCCCAGGTCCGACCACTGATCCTCGCTCCGGAACGGCCAGATATGCACCGCCCCACGCCGCTGATACGTCTTCATCAGCGAGAGCTCCTGGATGTCGTCGCACGGGAGGTATCCGGCGTCCTTCCGGAACGAGCTCAGGTCCTGGCAGGGGTAGTAGCTCAAGTTACTCCACGTCGGCCGGGCCGACTGCCCAGCGCGTCAGTCCATCGGTCGACCGCACCTCGACGCCGAGGTGGGTCAGTCCCGCGCAGTCGATCCGCTCCATCCACGTCGGGTCGTCCTCGTCGATGACCCACTGCTTTGCAGTCAGAGTGCCCGGATAGGTCCGCCCGGTATTCAGGCCCCAGAGGGCGAAGGTCATGGTCGTCGCGTCCGCGGCCAGACTCCATCGACCCGTGCCGCTGGCCTGGGTGGCAACGATTGTGACCGCCTTTGCGTGTGTGGCCTGCAGAAGCAGCTTGCTGGCCGCGCCAGACCCCGCTCGAGAGGCCCGGACGGGGATGGCCCGGAACACGATCGTACCTGTTCCACCGGTGTCGGCGGCGTCGAGGGTGTAGCTCTCGTTGGTCTTGTTGACGCCGGTGATAACCGCGCCGGCCACGGTGAAAGTGAATAGGTCCTTGATGCGGCTGTCGGCCTCGAGCGCGGTCTTGAGTGCTGCGGCGGTCGTGTCCGCGTCGGTGGTCCCGGTGACGCCGACCGTCACGCTGTTGATGATGGCGTCGTAGGTCGTCGCGGCGTCGAAGCCTGTGATCTCGAGCTCGAAGTCACCGAACTCGGTCTCGGGGACACCATGGGCGCCAGGGTCGCCCCCGTTAACATCGGCGACCAGGTTGTCGATCGTGGTCTCGATGTCGGTGTCTCCGACCTCGGCGTGCGCGTTCCCGTCGATCGTGACCGTGTAGGTCGTCGCGGCGTCGAAGACGTCGATCGTGCAGCGGCCGGTGCGCCGGTGCGGATTCTCTCGAAGCATGACCTCGACCGCCGCCTTGACTGCAGTACCGGCGCCGCTTGGGACCGTGAGGCTGACCATACCAGCCGAGCTCGAGAACGGCTTGGTGGCGTAGCCGAGTGCCGTAGATTCGCTAAATCCGGGCTCTCGGCCCACGCCCATCTCGGCCAGTCTCTTCAGATTTTCGTCTTGGACAGTCATCGGTCCCCTACACGTTCACGAGCTGAGCCAGCAGCGGATTCGGGCTGCGCCAGCCGTCTGTTGACTCTTCTCGAATCACCATCGAGGGCTTCCGCCCGACTGAGTACGCCTGCACCTGCTCGTTCGAGCCTGCGCCCTCCTGCAGCCCGACAACGACCTGGAAGCCATCGCAAGCGACCGCGATCGGGAGATGGTCACTGGCATCGTTCGGTAGCTGTGCAACCAGACTCCCCGTCTTGCAGTCGTAGACTCTGAGCGCGTGCTGCCCACTGTCGGATCCCTTGGCCTCGTAAAGGTACGTACCATCGGTGGCGAGGCCATCCCCGCCGGCGACGGTGACGCCGGTGTCGCCAGCACTCCAGACCTGCCTGAGTCCCGCGGCGCCGACGCCTCGCAGCTTGCTGTAGGCGCGCGGACCGCTGCCATCGAACAGGACGAACAGAAGGTCTTCCGAGACAGCGACCGATCGACAGAGGTTCGTCACCTCAACGATTTCCGAAACGCCAAGAGGGAAGTCTGTAAGGTCGTACTCAAGGGCGGTGAGCGTGCGGTCGTTAGCGTCAGGCGCGTGACCGATATAGATAGCCCTCCGGCCATCGAGCGCAATCGATAGCGCCTCTTGAGCTGTGGCGCCCACTTGTGCGGAGTCGATGACAGACCCGTCCGTGGGATTGAGGCTCTTGACGGCGAACCCACTACCGTCCTCTACACCCGCCATAAACACGCGATGCCCGTTCGCCTCGAGCGCATTCACGGTGAATCCGTGGTTGAAGGGCCATCCGCCTGCGAACACATTCCCTGTGGTTCTCCCGAGCTTCTCCACCTCGTTGCCGTGAGCTGCGTAGACTGCGTCACCGTCAGCGGCTAAGGCGAAGACGGAGTTAGCACCTAGGTCCGTAGTCCAAACCTCGGTCAGCGCTGCGTTGCGCTGGGTGCAGCGCACGTTGCCGTCGTTGAACCCGAAGTAGAAGAACTCTCCGTCGCATGCACAGGACCGGCACTGGGTAGCACTTCCAACGCTATCGATGGTCCCGAGCAGACGGAAAGGGTCCAGGGTCGGATCGTAGTTCTCTGCAACGATCCCGAGCTCGCCGGCGGACTTAGCCGCGACGAACTCCTGGAGCGTGTCGTAACGATTGAGAATTCCGCCGCCAGCGGCTGTCCCGTCGCCGAGGATCGACTGGAGGATGTAGTTGAGCTCCTCGGCTGATAGGCGTTGGAATGGCTGGAAGCCAGAATTCTGCTGCCCGAGCCCAGGATCGGCGACGTTCGTTGCTGGGGCTGTCTCCGCCCAGCTTTCCAGCTTTCTCGCTACCACGTCAGCTCCTACACGTTGTCGACTCGATGTGCGAGCAATCCGTCATTGAAACCGAGACCCTCGCTGTCACCCGAGAACGCAAAGCCGTTGTTCAACGACTCGATCGACTTGACCTTGACTCCGCCCAGACCTGCACGCTGCAGCAACCGACGGAGCCGCTCGCGCGTCCCCTCGGTCAGGTTGACCGGTACGATCGACTCGATCGAGGCCATCATTGGGTACAGCCCGAAGGCTCTTATCTTGTTGCTCTGTGTCAGCCGGGCGGCTATCTCGAGCAGGAATTCCACGGTGCCGAACGAACGATTGCTCAACACCTTCGCCGTCATCACACGACGGTAGTCGTTGTCCAGTAGGCTGTTCCGAGACTCACTCAGCAACTTTCCGTAGAAGTCGAGAGTGTTGCCGTAGGCGATGTCGGTGAATCGGTCCTCGACGAGTTGATGACCTGCGTCCGCTACCTCCTGCGCCTCGGGTGCGACTACCTTAAGTATCGCATCCCAATACGTAAGCGGGTCCCCGCCCGACTTAAACTGGCTGGGTAGGCGCCCAACCGCATCGCCGTAAATGTCCTCTGCGTGGGTCACGAGCTAATCACCACAATGTCCGTCGACGGTGTCTGGATCGCCGCCCGCTCAGTCAGCGCGATCGCAAAGTCAGCCTCGACCGGAACGCCCCCGAGAAACGTCTGTTTCGCGGTGATCGTCACGATCCCGGACACCTCCGCGACGGCACAAATGATGCGGTACAGTAGGACGTCCGCTCCCATGAGCTGCTCGTCCTTGATGTAGTCGTCGATCGCCGTTTTAATTTGGGTATCCCCGTCGGTCGGATAGTTTCCGTCGGTCGTGACGGTGATCTCAAACTCCATGTTGACGATCGTCACGGTATCGTACTTGAACGTATGGCTGTTCCCCCGCGAGTCGATCACCGAGACCGAGCTCGCCCCGACCGTCTCCACGCCGATGCCAATGTTGTCCTTGAAGAAATCTCCGAGCTCGGTGAGTACGGGACTCCCGTCAATCACGACCTGGATACTATGGGGCGGGAGCGCTCCGACTGTCAGGTCGGTCACGTTCTCGATGACGAGCGCGTCAGAGACGTTGTCGACGATCTGCTGGACACGCGCCTCGAGGGACCCTCGAGTGGACGCGCCGATGGCCTGGTTACTCTTTTTGACCGAGGCTCGGAGCTGTGCGTCAGTCTCCGCGTCCCGACCCGGCACGGCGTCCGCGGCCTGGTTGATCGAAGACAGGCCGGCGACCGGCGTCTTGATCGTATCGATCGCTCCGGCGGTGGCCTGCTTGAAGCCGGCCTCCTGAGCGGTGACCGTCACCGAGTCGCTTCCGGTAAGTGTCCTGTCGGCGTCCTGGACGTACACGTCACCTGACGGGCCGACGCTGTACTGGGTGCCCGACGGCACCAGAGTCCCGACGGTCCCTGTGAGAGCGAGGGTCGCCGTCGACTTGGTGGCGGCTAGTCGCTCGATACCGATCAGCCCGGCCACGTTGTCGAGCGCCACACCAGACGCGTTATCCGGGTTGAGGAAGTCGTGCGCGAGCTGGAGTTGCTGCCAGCACGGGTCGATCATCCCAGCGAAAAGACGAATTAGCGTCCCGAGAACGCTGGTATCCTCGAGCTGTGCGCCTTCGCCGAGCTCGAGAATGGCCCGAGCTTCCATGTCGTCGAGGATCTCGGCGAGTCGCTTGATCGTGAATCCGGCTGTAGTCAGACCCGCCATAGACCTATCCGTAGAATCCCCAGCTCTCTTCGAAGAGCAGGACGAGCATCGAGGGCGTCATCGGGTCGATGCCCAGGGAGACCGGAAACTCGCCCTCGTCCGTAAGCGCCAAGTAGTCGATCGTCAGGTTCCGGTTCGGGCCGTCGAATGCGATCGTAAAGTCTCTGATACCGGTGGTGCCGGGTATCGTGAGGATATAAGACCGGAACGTGGCCTCGATTAACCGCAGGTCCGGATTTTTGACCAGCACGTCATCGCGCCATGGGAAACCAGCCTGCCGGTTCATGAACGCCTCGCCCAGATGAAGTCCGAGCGCGGTCAGATGGTGCTGCGCTACCGCCCGCCGACCCTGGACGAGGGCCAGTTCCTGTCCGTCAAAATCTAGATCCCTCGTCACAGGGTCGATGGAGATGTCAGTGACCGGCACTGTTGGCACCCCAGGCTGGAATTAGAGCCATCATAGCGTTCTCACCAGCTCGCCAACAACCGCCAGGCGCCGTCGGCGAACATCTGAAGGTTGTTGTCAACAGTGTTGACCACGATCATACCCTCCGCCCCAGAGGGGTTTCCGGTGGTTCCCTTCGTGCTAATGATCCGCACATACCCCGCGCCGCCCTGGTCGACGATCATGTCTCCGCTCTCCTCTGGAGATAGCTCATTGGCGATGGTCTGCCAGGTATCTTCTGCGACAGTCTCTGGCGATCCGTTCGATAAGGTCGGAGCTGACGTTGGGCCTTCGTCGGTCAAAACCGTGCCGACCTCGAAGGTAATGGATAACGCCGCTACGGTCTTCACGTAGTAGCTCCCGTTGTTGGAGCTGGAGCCTGTGACGGTGAGGATTGTTCCAGCAACCCATCCGTCTGTTACGAAGCTGCCAGTGGTACGTGTGATCTGCTGTGCGGAGGCGACGAAGGTAACCGAGACGCCCGTGGTTGAGGCGTCTGGGAAGATGTCCCCAGACGCCTTGAGGGCGTCTTTGATCGCCGTCCCCAGCGTGTTCTCTTCTCGGAAAACTGAGACTGCCATCAGGCCCCCTTGATCGTCGTGAGATCGACCCGTAGCGTTCCGAGCGCAGCCACAGTTGTCGGGTTGAGCGGCTGGGGTCCAATCCCGGTATTGACCGTCGTGGTCATGAGCTCGGAGAGCACCGAGTCGAGAATGGCGAGCAGGTCGACGCTCGTGTTCTCGTTCCCGATCTGAATCTTCCCGGCCGGGGTGACCCGGATGATCATATTCGAATTGGCGAGACCGATGACCAGGTCGGTCGCGCTCGCGACGGCCAAAGAGTCGTTGAAGGGGCTAAAGCCCGCCCAGACAACAGCGTCGTTCCAGTCGAATGACCTCCGGCTAAGCGGCGACGCCTTCTTGCCGAAGTTCATCCAGTTGTCGATGTCGCGCTCGCTGAAGCCGATCCAGCATGGGTCGCCGGCGGCGGGAGGGGCGGATATTGAGAACGGGCCAAAGCGGGGGAAGTAGACGGGGACCCGGGTGAGCACCGGGAGCTCGGTGCCATCCTCCTCGAGGAACGCTGGCTGAACGTCACAGCTCTGCTCGGACGCGGTGTACTTCTCGATAATGCCGGGCATGCCGACACGCATCTGCGAGCTGCCGTACTCAAGCAGCTGCAGCATGACGTCGGGAAACCGACCCGCGTATCTCTGCTCGTCCGTCATGTGCCGAGCTCCCTGGCCGAAACCTCTGAGTAGTACTCGTCCTCGAAGCCTGAGTCCCCGATGTGGCGGACGCGCTCGCACACGTAGACGCCGTCGAATTCTCGACTTCTGAGTCGAACGGAGCGACCGGGACGAAGACCCGGCTCGAGGATGATCCGGAAGTTGATCCCGACCACCCGCTCGCGCCCCTTCTTCGACTTCAGCATGAGCTTGGGGCTGCCGACCAGATTGGTGTCGCTCGTGACCTCCACCGCGATCTCCGGCGTGGGAGAGCCATCCCTCAGGATCTGGATCACGCCGTCCTGGATCGAGGCCTCCCCTCCGGCCTGGTCGACGAGCCGCTCGATGTATCTCCAGGCCGGCCCACTCATGGTGATCCCGCTGAGAAACACCTTCGAGGTATCGACGTTGCTGGGGACGGGCCCGAGCTCGAGCGCCATCGCATCGCCGAGCTCGTTGAGCGCATCTTGGATCGTCGCGCCCGGCCCAAGCGTGATGTTGACACGGTTCGAGATGAAGGCCCGCTCGCCGTCGCCACCCGCGATCTTGATGATTCTGTCGGGCAGCTTGTGGGTGACCTCAACACGTCGGATGTCCCCGAGGAACAAACCCCCAGTGCGAGCTCGGTGTCCGGCCTCGAGGAGCACCCGATCTCCATAATTGCGTATGAACTTCGCCCGCGAGGGCGAGACGTTGAATATCTGGATCTGCGCGTCGTTTGGCGTGCCGCGCTTGGTCTGATCGATCGTGAAGGAGATCCGGTGCTCGGTCCACTCGAAGGCCTGAGCGGAGGTCTCCCCCTCCGGTGCCACGGCGTTGACCGTGACCTTGACCTGTCGATCGACCAGTGCAGGCACATCACGTCTCCAGCTCGGCCAACTTGAGACGCATCAGGCGATGGGTGTCGCCGAGCTCGTCGCGGCCGGGGTCAGTGTAGAAAGCATCGGCTGGAGGTATCACGACGAGGTCGCTGTCCGTCCACATCCCGGCTAGGTACTTCAACCGGTCCGCCAACGGGTACCAGCTAACCAACCGCACACCCGAAACCAACCTCTCCCCCACAGAGTCGTCGATATGGAAGTACCAGGATCCCGACGCGCGGACGAAGAAGAAGGTTAGCCGAAACTGCTTCCCATCGAGCTCCAGCCGGAATCTCTGAGCGCCACCTTCAGGGTCGAACCTGATCTCGTCGAAGGTCTCAATACTCATGGGACAGTCGGACGGTTGTTGATCAACGGGTCGTTTATTCGGGACAGCGGGATCGTTCCCTCCGGGGGCGGATCATGCCCGGCCAGAGTGCCGGTAAACTCTACTGTTCCCTGATAGAGCGTGCCATCGACCGGAGGAACGCTCCGGAACGCTGTATTGATGCCGTTGTCCGATACGTCTTCGGCGCTGTCTGCCACGTCTTCGGCGAACTGAGATTCGCCGGCGACAGTCACCCGGGTCTCACTCGACGACACCAGTCGGATCTGCTTGAGCGCGATCGACACCCGAAGCTCGTTCGCGCTGATCTGGCTTCCGCGCTGTCGAATAACCTCGGTGATGGCCATGTTCTGAAGCGTTCGCCCTCTCGACACGTACGTGACGAGCGCCCGCTCTTCGGAGGTTTCGAGCAGAAGCTCGTAGGCGCTCTGCGCCCGCTCCGGAACCATGTCGTCGGGGGCTACGAACAGCGGGGTGTTGCTGACGATGCCCTCGACGCGCACCGTTTTCGGCATGGGTTGAATGTGGTCGCTCTTGCGCGAGCCGTCTTCGACGGGGTGCTCGGTGACCTTGTACTTGTCGACGAAGTCCTCCTTCGTCGTCGCGTCCAGGACGAAGCGCTGACCGTCGAGGCGTACGATGTAGCTACCGTTGCGAGCTCGTCGCCGTAGTACGTTGGCCATCAGCCTCCTCCGACCAGTCCGCCCACTCCAGAGACGAGGCTCTCGAGCTGGGACAGCATACTGTTGACCACTTCAGAGGCCATGGCGCGCGCGGTGGCCTGGACGAACTCCTCCTGGCCGATGCCCTCTGCGGTTACCTCCACGCGGATGACGGGCCCGAACTGCTCCGCCATCGCCAGTCCTTCGCCAACTCCGCGCCGAGCTCGAGAGAAGGCGGAGTTGGTGCGCATGGTCGCGAACTCTTGAACCTGCTGCTGCTGGATGCCCTGCAGCATTGGGACGAACAGGCCCTCCACGAGACTTGGCTGGGACTGGAATTCCCGAAGCCGCTGCAGGCGCATCCGTTCGTGGTGGGGAACGAACCGAGTGACATCGACCGGCGGTGCCACTCGATTGACTGTGTCACCCAATAAGCGGGGCAGTCCGACGATGCCTCCTACCACGCCTCCAATAGCTGTTTCAGCCGCGGTGGACGCTACATCCACTGAAGTCTGAAGGAAGGTTGTGCCGAGCAGTGAGTCGATCCCCGTCGCGAACAGGTCCGGAATGAAGCGGCCGAGATCAGAGACGAACGAGGCTCCAGCAGCGATGTTGGCCTCGGTCTCGTTGAAGCCGAACAAATTTCGCATCTCGTTGGAACGCTGTTGGGTCACAGCGAACAGGTCTCGTCCCGCACCGCCCCGTTCTTGACGTATCGACTCGGTCAGTATGCCTCCACTCACTGAGGCGTCTATGTTCTGACCGAGAACCCCCCGAACGCCGCCTGTGATGCCCGCTAAGACGTCCTGGATCATGAGCACTGCCGACGCGACTATCGCGGCCGGAACAGCCCCGGCTCCGGCAGCCCTCCCCGCTGCGCCGGCGCCACCTACCGGTATGATCGAGGTTCCGCCGCCCCCTCCCGCGCCGATGGCACCACTGATAGCTGCTGCTGCGCCGCCCGCTCCACGCAGTCCTCCCAGCGTCCGCATCGCACCAGCGATACCGATGATCCAACGACCGAAGCGAAGTGCCGCGCTCCCCGTACCCACGGCGATGAGCGACACCAGCCCAACCTTCAGAAGGACGATGTTGTCCTTCAGGAACCTGACGAGCTGGGTCAGCTGCTTCAGCGCTATGCTGAGCGTCCGACCCAGCAGGACGGCCAGGCTCTCCCCCGACTCGTCGACGCCACTGATCTCCTGGAGGAAGTCCCTGAGCGCCTGGATCAGGCCGCCCTTTTCGCCCATCGCACGGACGAACCGCTTGATAGAGTCGACCGCGAGCGAGCTCAGGCCGGGCAGACGACCCATCTGCTGCTCAACACCGCCGGCGAAGTCGGTCTCGCCGAGCTGCTGCAAGAAGCCGATGACCGAGTTGATGTCTCGGTTCATCCGGTGGGTCATTCCCCGGACGGTCACCTCGAGCTCGCCTGTGCTCCGGTTCAGTGCCACCTGGCCGCCGAGGACGTTCTCCAGGGCGCGAGTCAGGCCAGCCGGGATACCGGTCGCCGCATCGACTAGGCGCTCGATGTCCGTCCCCATGGCCGCAGCCACGTTGGACAGGCCCATCATCGTCATCTCGGTCGGTTCGAGCCCGACGTTCTTCAAGCGCAGGTAGGCCCGGGTGACCTGGTCGATGTTGAACGGGACCTTCTGGGCGAAGGTGTCGAGGAATTCGAAGGCGCGTCGAGCTCGGTCGACACTCCCCTCGAGGGTTACGAGGATTCCCTGAAGCCGCTCGAACTCGGTGAGCTCGCCGGCGACTCGACGAAGGGTGAAGGCTGCGGTGGTGAGTCCGACGAGGCCTCGGCCGAACCCAACCAGGTTGGTGTTCAGTCCCCGGGTGGCTCGAGCAGCTCGTTGGGCGGTTTGGCGATAGCGGCTGACCGCCGCCTCGGCGCGGCGGATCTTGTTCTCCTCGACCCGGAAGCCGAGGACAGTAATGAGCTCGCGAACAATCGGCATCTAAGCGCCCTCGAGGGCCTCGGCCTCCAAGTCTAACACGACGAGAGTCCGAACCACGTCGTCGACGCTCCAACGCGTCTGTATCTCGTTCAGCGAGTCCCTTCCAGCTGACCAGCAGCGATAGATGGGCCACCGGATGTCGTACCGGTCTGTTGCCCGTTCGGGGCTGCGCTGACCTCGCTCTCGCTCTCGTCCAGCTCCGCCATCATCGTCCGGAACTGCTCTCTTAAGCGCGTCAACGCACCATCGAAAAAACTGCGGTAATTCACCTCCAGGACCCAGGCGATCACGAGGAACATCTCCCCGTAGTTACCCTGGTAGGCCTCGTTGAAGGTCCACTGCTTTTCGCTACCGATCGCAGCGTCGCTGAACTTCTTCGCGTCTCGGACGACGAGTTTGAGGATGCGCTTGAGCATCGCCACGCCGCCCGCGGCCCGGATCTTGACGGCCAGGGCTTCGATCGCGGTGCCGAAGCTCTGACCGCTGAAGGCCGAGAGCGTGTCGGCCAACATGACCGTGGTCCCGAGCTGACCGACGGGCTGACCGATCGCCTCAAGGACGTCCATGAGCAAGTCGAAGCCTTCCTCGGCCCCGAACTGCTTGAGGGAGTACTTATGCGGCTTTCCCTCTGCGTCCGTGAATGTCTTATGCTGGCGGGTTCTCGACATTTAGCTCCTCAGGGAGGGAACCCGAAGTCGCTGGGATCGAAGCCGGAAAGCGGGCTTTCGTTGAGCACCGGGATGACAATCACCCAGACACGTTCCGCAGCGGCCTTGTTAAAGGCCTTCGTCGGGCTCTGTTCGATGTAACAGTCGCTGCCGAACAGTACCTCGGAACGCTGAAGGTCTTCTAGGGAGAAGGCGAAGATGTTGGTCCCGAACTCTTTGTCGGCGAAGACCGCAGCCTGTAGAGCTGCGTTCGCGACCGCGGTCTGCATGAGAGTCAGGGTGGCTCGAGCGAGCTCGTTGTTCGTCCTCGAGCGAGTGACCTCGCCGTCGGCTCCAACCACCGTCTGCCACGCCTGCTCGGCGTACTCGACAGTGATGGCGTCGTTCTCGCCGAACCCCGTCATCTCGATGCCGTTGATCGAGATCGCGACCTCCGCCAAGTTGTAGGTCTTCAGTGCCATGCTCAGGAGCTCCTATCAGCTAGCGAGGGTCGTCGAAACCGCACCAGAGATGACCGTCTTGTGGATCGCGTGAGCGAGCTCGACCTCGAAACTGAGGCGGGCGATCCGGTTCTGCACGTCGGACGACGGTGCGTCCTTGCGCCGAGTGAAAGTCACCTTTGGTTTCACGTCTGGATTGAAGTGGCCAATGGTCTGGCCCTGGGCCAGACGCTTCCGGATCACACCCGCGAGCCGGCTGAGACCACCATCAGTGTACGGCACCTTCTCGTTCCGGTTCGATGCCGAGATGAACACCTGCTGTAGGTCGGCCAGGACCCGGAAGTAGGTCCAGTCGACGGCCACAATCGAGTCGATGTAATGGCCCGACGCCATCTTGCCTTCCCACATCGCGCCCAGTCCGCCGAGCGTCCCGTAGTAGTTGGCGTTCTTGCCGTGAGCGAAGCCCTGCGCCGTGTCGGTGATCTTGTTGAGCGTGATTCCGGTGAGGGTGGCATGCGCCCATGTCGTGGACACACTGTCGGGATTGGCTGCCGCCTTCTTCCCGGTCCATGCCTCGGCCGCCGCGTCGGCGTCGGTCGCGTAGTACATGAGCGCGGTGCGCTGTAACGACTGGGCCTTCAGCCGAGACGCGACGCTCGGTAGAGCGCCGTCGGCGGTGATGATATCGCCGGCGCTCGACTGCGCGATCTGGATCTTCCGCTGGGCGGCGATCCACTTCGCTGCGTCCTCGATGACCGCGTCGGTGCGGGCCTCGTGGCAGAGGAAGTAGAACTCGTCGTCCTCGGCAGCCACCAGCGCGAGCTCCGACTCCCAACCCGTGTTGGGCGTGGTCACGACCTGAGTCAGCTCGTTGTTCGGACTCGCGAGGACGGACGTGAACCCATCGCCGGCAGCGTCCGCCGTGCAGGTGAATGTTCCGTCGAGGTTGTCAGAGGCCGTGATCGGGATGCTCGAGCCGTTGATGTCGGCGACCAGGTCGGCCGCGACCGCCAGGTTCGTCGAGCTCGAGGCGGTGAATGTGGCCACCTCGACACCGTCTAGGTCGATAGAGAAGACACCGTCAGTGGGCGTCGCCGCCACCGTGTAGGTGTTCACCTGGGCGACGAAGGCCGAGGTATCGATGCGTCCGATCTTGACGGTCGAAAGCGTTGGGTTCTGCGCCAGGATCGCCGTCAGGGCTTTGGCCTCGTACATCGAGGCGGTGATCTGGGCCTCTGCGTCCGAGGTCAGCGCCGCGACCGTGCTGTAAGCACGAACCCGGTCCGCGAACTGGGCGTTGGTGCCGGCCACCAGAACGGAATTCAGAGGCGGTACGGTAACGCTCGGCGCGTCGAGGCTGATGCTCAGCTGTACGGTTTCTGCTACTTGGCCAGCCATTGGCTCTCCTCGCTACGGCGAACTCGTGTCCACGATGATTGAAATAGTAGGTGACGCACCCTTGACCTCGCTCGCGGTCGCGACCGCCTGCTCAATCGTACCAGAAAGAGCGTCCTCTTCGACATCACGGTAACTGAAGGTGATCGTACTGATCGCCCGCTCTTCGTACTCGGTGTCCAACAGCGTCGGAATGACCTGTGGATCTTCCACGTCGTTGACAGCGATGCCGAGCTCGGTGGCTAGGTCCTGGAACGATTGCCTCCACACTGCCTTTCGGCAGCGCTCGAGGAAGTCGTAGGCGCCTGGGCCGAAAACCTGGACGTCTGCTCGAGCAACCCGCTGACCGATGTGTCGGACCACTGCGTGGCCGTCGATCTCGAAGGCCTCTCGCTCTTCCTGCCCGGACGCGTTTCCCGGCGAGGTGAGCGTCAGCATCGCGTAAGGTCGTGGTAGTCGGGCTCGGCGCGTGTCGGGCGTACCGGTACCGAGGACGACGGACCTCTCGGGCAGCCTCGACGCTGCCGCCAGCCACTTGGCTGCGCTGGTCTGGAGCTCTGCGAACGAGGTCGTCACAGTTGCTTCCTTACCAGGATGGCCTTTCGGTGCGGCTGCGGCGCGCCTGGGCCGTGTGGCTCGATCATGTGAACTTGGTAGACAATACCCTCAACGTCGACCTCGTCGGGCGGGAGCTCGGACTCCTCGTCGAGCCCCCGGAGGTCTCCCTCTGTGTAGAACTTCCGGACGTCTCTAACGCGGAAGCCTTCGGGCAGGAGCTCGAGCGTCTCGCCATCGGCCGGCTGCAGAGAACCGAAGATCGGTTGCTCCATAGGGGTCTGCTCAATCGGACGGAATTCGTTGTAGCGCACCGGCGCGTACCGTCTTCTCGTGTACTGAAGCACCCCGATCATGATGAAGCCCCTCGCCGAACAGTCGAGGACCGAACAATACGGTGACGGATGGAATTGAGTAGGCTCCCGGTATCGACGAGGGGCTGAGCGTGACCCTTCTCCTGGATCGTTCTCTTCTTCAGGGGCGGAGAGAAGCGGGCAGCGTCGGCGATGGACGTCACGACGTGCTCGCGGTGTGCGATGCCGATCTTGTTGAGAACCGCCCGGACGGGAACCCCGGCCTGGAGCTCGAGGGCGCCGCGGCGCATCGCCACGAAGATCTGGCTCAGATTGGTATCGAAGGCGTGCCGCATGAACCCGAACTCGGGGATGTTGAGCGAGGGCAACCCGAGCTCGAGGGCGGTCGCGTATTCGACGACCTGCTTCCCGTCTCGGAGGTTTTTCGGCCCTTCGAATATGCCGACCTTCAGCGTGAGCTTTCCGGCCTGGCGAACTCCTCGCTTGATCTTCTTCCACCCCCGGTCGATGACCTGCACATCTGATGCGAATCGAGGCATCAGGCCTTCCTTGGGTGAAGTCGATACTGTTGCCAGTATCTGAGGACGGACTCGGGAATGTCAGGCGTCTCGCCGGCCTGGAAACGCTGGCTCCAGTCCCCGGTACGGACTGCGGTGGCTCCTGACGGACGACGCTCGTGCATCGTCTTGATCCACTCCAGTCGGCCCAGCGTGATGGCGCTCGGGATCGCTAGGTTGTTTCCGTCGGAGTCCTGGAACGGGTTGTTGAGGTACTCGTCGGCTACCTCGGCGGAGGCGGGGATGAGTAGATTCAGAAGCGAGCTCGGGATCGTTGTCCTCGCCCAGAGCACCGCAGCTTCGGGTGTCACTCCAGTGTCTCTGTCGACGACAGCGCCCATCTACTCTGGCAGCTCCGCGGCGGCTAGCGCGTCCTTGAGGTTGTCGAACGTCTTGCCCGGCTTCGAGACCGGGTAGACCTCGACCAGGTTCCCGACGACGTTTTCTCGCTTGGGCTTCGAGAGGAAGGCGTTGATTCCGTCCTTCTCGAGCTGAGCGTCCTTCTCCGCCTGTGTCAGAACCCTGTTGGCCATTTACTCGTCAGTGTGTTTCGACGCGAGGTGGTTATTGAGACCACTCTCGGTTTTGTATTCCTTGTCGCAGTGCGGACACGAGTACAGGTCAGGGGCCTCGGGGGCGATGGGTGTCGGGGGTGAAATCTTCACGTACATCGCGCGACCCGAGCTAACGTAAGCTCGAGCCTGATTCATCGATAAACTGACGACTTCCCCGGGGCGACCATAGCGTCCAGGAATCTGACATCCGTGGATGAGCTTGACCTGTACTCGTGACATGTTGTTGACCTCCTGCCCCAACATCAGGGGCGAGCCGTGTAAGCGGACTACAGGAAGGTCACGTCCACGAATGAGGGTGGCCGGTAGATGGTCTGGCAGAGGCGCTCCTCGGCCCGAATCATCACCATGTTCCTTCCGAAGAAGTCCTTGTAGTTCTCGCTGATCCTGACCTCGGTCTGCTCGCGGTCGTGGATCGCCGAGCCGAGCCCGAAGGCGCCGACAAGGCCGGTGAGGGCGTCGATTGCCGTGGTCAGCACGACCGGAGTCCGCCAAACGCGCATCCCAACGCCGCCGCTGTCGGGGACGTTGTTCCAGATGTATCTGTCCTGGGCGTCCTTCAGGAGCTCGATCGTCTCCCAGTCGTTCGGGTTGAGAACGATTCCGTCCACTGGCAGGTGGGCGTTCTGGCTGATCGTCATCGCCTTGCGAAGCGCGTCCAGCTTGGTGTCGGGCGCAGCCGCCTGGGTCAGGGTGTTGATGTCCGGGTCGGACAGGATACCGCTTAGCTGAGCGCTCGAGCCGTCCCCGTAGAGCATCTGTCGCTCCTCGGAGAGGATCATGCCCTCGGTGAGGCGGCCGTTCACGTACGCCTGGAGACCCGGCGCGTCGGACAGAATCTGGCGCGAACCGGGGATCATGTGGGCGAGGGTCTTGATCGCCTCGGTCACCAAGGTGAGCTGCAGTTCGGCGCTGGGCTTCAGGCCGAGCTCTGGGGTGAACACGAACGTGGTGGCGGCGATGCCGACGCCTGCAGCGTGTGTGTTCGCGATACCGGCCGTGACGGTCAGCTCATTTAACGTTGTGTCGACACCAGAGGCGGCGATTACAGCTGTTTCCTCTCCTCCGCCGCCCGGGTCGAGGGTGATGGTCTGTCCATCATAGAATCCCTGGGCATTGTCGACCGTGAGAACAGTCTGCGCCGCGGCCTCGCCTGCAGGCATTGTAGTAAACAGCTGGTGGAACGCCGTTTCCTTGACGAACTCGATGGAGCCCTGGGAGGTCGGGACGGTCGGAATGATGTTCCGAAGCCGGGGCGCCTGCAGCGGTGTGCTCATGACACCGGCGATTCGGGTCGGGTCGATCAGCGCACCGGCAGATCCGAGGGCCCCGGTCGCGCTCGAGAAGTCCTTTCGGAGGTACGGCGCCAGCGTTTTTAGCCGAATGGGCTTGGTGCCGTACTCGTTGTTGGCAATCATCTCCTTGAACTGCGGGCTCTCGGTGATGATCTCGCCGATGCTGGGCAGCGGCACGCTTCCGGGCAGGACCGAAGGCGGCTCGTCGAGCTTCACCTCGATATTTCCGAGGTGCTGTTTGAGCTCGAGAATGGTCGCGCCGAGGTCGTCGATCCGGTCTTCGACCTGCTTGATCTGCTTGGACGTGCTCGACTGGGTACCACCGAGGTCCCGAAGCTCGTCGCGTTGCTTGTTGATCAGGCCGTTGATGTCCTCGAGGGCCGTCTGAAAGTGCTCGGTCGCTTGCTTCAGCGTTTCGGGAGTCGGTGCGCTCATTCTACGTTTGCTCCTACGATCTCAGCCATTCGGCGTGTTTGCTTCGCCGCGTACGTCGCGAAGTGCAGAATCGCGGCCTCTTCCGTCAACGAATCAACCTCGTCCTGCTCCCCTCGCGTCGGGATGAGGAGGCCGGGGTCTTTGAAACTCATCTTCGTGAAGTAGACGTCGAGATGACACCTCAGAAGATCTTTGGCGGCGCTGGTTAAGTCGAGGTCCTTAAGGCGGGCTCTGGCGTCCATGCAGGCCGTGGGTACGACCTGGTAGGTGCCCGAGCTCGTCAGGTTTGCAATTTGGAGAACGGGCTTTCCGGACTCCACCCAGAGAAAGGCCTGTGGGTGGGAGTCGTCGAGGGGCTCGAGCTCGGCATCGGCGGGGGCGAGCTCGAAGAACTTGCAGTCTACCGGACCGTCCGGGCACTTCGGCGACTTGCGGGGAAGCAGCCCAAACCCGCCGAGGCTGTCATACAGCTTCATAGCCATCCCGAACGGCCCGATCTTTCGGAGCTCGTCGGCGAACTCCTGGTCTGAGTATCGGCCATGCAGAAGGCTCTTCACTCCCTCGATCGTCGCGAGCTCGTTGGCTGCGAACGTGACGGGTGAGAACTCGTAGAGCCGGTTGACCTTGTGGATGTCGGAAACCGGCCAACCATTCTGCGTCTCGTCCTCGGACTCCTGGCCCTTGGCCGTGAAACCGATGGACGTACGATCGATGACGCCATCCCGCATGAGATTGCGGGCGTCATTCCCGCTCGTGCAGTCGGTGAGCTTGGCCTTGAAGAACAGACCGTGGTCGTCCTCGTGGAGGACGACCGGCTTGCCGATCGGGTCGTCCTGTCTGTGCTGCCACAGGACCTTGATCTGGTTCGAGGGGAAGTGGGCGGCTATGGTCTCGGCGAAGGCGCCCTTGTGGATCCGGTCATTCTGGTCGTCGACGTTGCCGAACGTCGAGGCGTAGCCCCAGAATTCGCGGGTATCCGCGTCGGATTCTATCTCCGGAGGGGACTCTTTGAGAATGAGCGCGCTGCGTTCAGTCATATGTCTGGATTGTCGAGGGCGGTGGGGGTTCGCCTGCTCACAAGCCTAGGGCCTGCATTTGGAGAGTGTCAAGGACAAGCCGGTTTTCTAGTTTAGTGCTGCGCCGTTCAGGGGACCTTCCTCCTCGAGCTGATCGTCCTCATCCTCTTCTGGTTCGGGCTCTTCCGAGTTGACGGGGACTCCGGTCGGGCCGACGGCGACGAACCGATTTTGAACGTAGCTGACATCCCAGCCGGGAAATTCGGAGAAGCCGAGACCGAGACGAGCATTCACGTCCTTGAATGGGACGCCCATCCGCCAAGCGCGCTCCCCGAGGTCGATCTTCTGTCTGAAGAGTGGTGTGAGGGCCTCGACCCGAGTCAGGTCGTATTGGAGCCGGATATCCTCGCCGAAGTCGGGGGCGAGGTCGAGGTTCCACCGGTCCCGGATGTCGGTCAGCAGCGGGATGACCGTGTCGAGCCAGAAGATCAGTCGTGCGGTCTCGATGTTGGCCAGCGTCGCCTGGTCGTAAATTCCGACCATGGGCGGCGGGACACCGAAGGCGGCGCAGATCTCCTCGCGGGAGAACTGGCGTCCCTTGATGTAGTCCATATCGACCGGGGACAGGGACATCTGCTGCCAGGTGGCGTCGTTGCCGAGCACCCAGGGTATCCAGGCGTTCTCGGCACCTTGGTACTGGTCCTGGATCATGTCCACGGCCTGGTCGAACTGGGACTGGGACATCGGGAATTTGTAGGTGAACACGCCGGAGGCGACAGCTCTGTTCTCGAGGCTGTGCTTCGCCCAGTTAGACGACTCCCGGTCGGTGTCGACGGCTCGCCCACCGGGCTCGAGGTTGGCCATCCCCCAGTAGGGGTTCATCGGGTCAGTGAACTTCTGGTGCACGACGTTGAACGCCCGGATCCGCTTCTTGACGCCGTCGACGTTCCATTCGTAGTCGCGAACGATGCTCCGACCCTTGGTTGGAACGGGCTTGATGACGTCTGGGTTGATGATCCAGAGCTGCTGGGCTGGCTGCCTGACGCCCCCGAACGGACGCGGCCTTATCTTGGTCTGTATGCAGTTGCCCGCCAGGTGCAGGTGCAGGCTCAGCAGCTCCATGTAGTCCTGGCGCGACATTGTGGGATTGGGCTTCCGGATGAGCTCCTTGAGCGGGTGCTTGCCGGTGATGGGGTTGAAATCTTCGTCGGGATCACCGGTGCCGACCATCCAGGGGACGGAGGCGACTGCTTTGGCGATCCGGTAGTTGCAGGCGAACACCCAGGTGTTGGCACGGTATCCGTGGGTCACAGCGTTGCGCGTCGTCCAGTGGGTGAACGTCGGCTCGTTGGCCTGGCTGCGCGGGAGAGTGTCGGCGATGGTGATTGACTTGAGCTTGGAGGCCACAGACGCGGGTACGTGCTTCGCCCAGTCGTCGAGCGAACCCACGCTGATGGGTCCCGAGGTCGGCGCCTGCCTCACCTCGTGGACGGTCTTGGTTGTCGGCTTGGCGCGACGGACGGTGACCGCGGCGTCGGTTTGAGCGGTAATCTCCTGCAACCAGTTCATGCTCGTCTCCATGTGGCCTTAGTCGTTGTCCCGGTCGCGGGGGGCGTCTGGACCTTGTTCCGCTGCGGTTTCTTCGCGCGCGCGATCATTAATATGTGCGGCTGGACATTGGCGAAGCACAGTACACAGGAATCTGCGTGGTCTGGCGAGGCTATCCGCCGCTGACGACGCATCTTCTGTTTGCTCTCGACCCGGATACGGCGGTCTTCGGCGTACTCGAGGAGCGGCAGCGACAGCTGGGAGATGGTGTCGTTGGCCCAGTCGGGTAGGCTGATCATCTCTGAGGCATCATAACTATTGATACCCTGAACGTGCTCGTAGGTCTTTTCGAAGCGCCGGCGCGCCGCCCACCACATCTCGGCCCTGGTGTTCTTGAACCGGTCGAAGGCCGGGCGGTCTGGATCGTCATCGTAGAACGTGCTCGAGGGCGAGCTCCCGGAGTCGATGCCGATGAACTGGATCTCGGAGAGCATCCCCATCTCCTCGAGCTCGTCCATCTCGGCCTGGATGGGTCCCGCTACCCCGCCACCTACCCCGCCACGGTCGTAGTAGACGACCGAGGCCCCGTCCTCTCGGGCGAGGTCGCGAGCTCGGATGGCGCTCTGGTGAGTGTTTAGCCCGTGCCAGCTCTCGATCCTCGTGAGTACCGGACCGATCCGGTGGGTGTAGACCGTCAGGTTCGTTCCCGAGTCTGCGACGTCGAGGCCGGCGACCGACTCCCCGATAGGCTCGAGGTCGATCTGTACGGCCGCGCGTACCCAGTCCTGTGGAATGACACACGCCTCACCGAGCGCGCTGTAGCTGCGATCGATTTCCTGGGCGACGACGAGAGGCGAGTACTTTCGGCACATCTCGTCGTACCATTCTTGATTCTTCCGGGGGTCGTCCTCCCACTTGAAGATGAAGACCTCGACGTTCCCGGAGAACCGGTCTCGGGCGAACTGGTTGCCCATGCCCTTGGGGGTCGATACCTTGACGACGACGTCTGAGTTGTTCGAGACCGCGGCGTCGACGCCTTCGTCTCGCGGGATCGACGCGGCCTCATCTATAAAGTAGATACCTGA